GAAAGTATGATGCATCTCTTTGAGCAAATCTATTTTGTCCATTTAATCTAAGAACTGCATTACTTAAAGCAGGAGTTCCATTTGCAATAGAAGCACTTGAATAATTACTAAAGTTATCATTTGCAGCATTACCATTTTGAGTTCCGTGTTTGGCAACCCATACAAGTTCTTTAACAGGATGATTGAATGGTAATCTTACACTGTTTGCAGAAGTTCCAGATAAAGATGAGGTTACAGATTGAACAGTTTCAATAAGATATTCGTGTGGATTTTGGGCAAAAGTTTTTCTTTCTTCAGTATCAAGGAAGATGTAATCACAGAATACACTTAAAGTACTTACACCATTCATTGCAGAACCACTTTGTCTAGATGCAGCAGCTGCAGTTGCAAGTTGTATAACAAGTTCAACTTCGTGATATTGAAGAGCGACTAATGGTAAGGCAAGACCTGGATTTCTGCAGAAAGAAAATTGTAATGGAACATTAACAGTGGTAATATCAGCAGGAGCGGCTACATAAGCACCGTTATCTTCATTTAAGTTAATTCTTCTACCTGAAGTAGAATCACCAACCATTACGTCAAGTAAACGTTTTTGGTCTGTAGTATGAGTTAATTCGGTCCATACATTCATCCAAGTTCCAGATTGTCTGTCAACAAGTTGTCCACCAATTCTTAATTCAACCTCTCTTAATAAAGCAAAACCAACTCTGTTTGATTTAGCATTACCTGCAGCAGGAAGATCCATAACAACATAAGATCTTCCAACTAAATCACCGTTACGGGCAATTTTGCAAGTAAGTCTTGAACCAACACCAACATCACCTTCAACGGTTTGTTCCATAGATTCCATAGCGAAATTAGTGTGTCTTCTGTAGACAACTTTGAAAAAAGTAATTTGAGGGTTACCGGTAAGGTAAACATCTTGTGCGCCATAAGCGACGAGTTGCATTAAAGCACCAGCCATATATGTATATATTTATATTAGAAAATAAATTTAAAAAAACTAAAATTTTTTTTTGAAAATCTTATTTTTTTTATATTATTTATAAATAATTTCCTCTAAACTTAAATATTTAAAAAAAAAATTTTCACTTAAAGAAACTTTTAAATACTTAAGTAATAATGTCCTCTAATTTTAGGATAAAAAAAGAAAGAAAGAAAAATGTTAATAATAATATTAAAGATTCCAGTACATTAGAGAAAAAACATAAACAAACAATTAAAAACATAGAAACTAAAAAAAAATCAATTATAAAAATTAAGAATATCTTAAAAAAAACAGAAGATGAACTAAATAAATTAGAAAAAATGAGAAATGATAATGTTTTAATAGATCTTGATAAAAGAGCAAATTTATTAAATTTAAAAGAAAAATACCTAAAAGAAATTCAAGAAATTGAAGATGATACAAATGAAATAAATTATTATGATTTAACAGGTGATTTAATAAATGAATATTATGAACTGCGGAAAACAAATAATGATGAAAAAACAGAATCTAAAAATATTCTAGAATATTTAAATGAAACACAAGAAATTCCAGTTAAAACAAACAGAGCAGAATTATTTAATAATTATTGTAAAAGAATTGATGGTATCAGAATAGAAAAAGATGATGGAAAAAATAGAATAAAATATTGTATTGAATGTAAGTGTGAAAAAACTCTAGATATTGAAAGTTCATCATATATATGTCCTCAATGTGGCATAATGGAATTTGTAATAATAGATGAAGACAAACAAATAAAAGATTATTCTCCTTATCAAAGAAGAAATCACTTCAAAGAATGGTTAAATCAATTTCAAGCAAAAGAGACTACCGAAATTTCTGATGAAATATTTGAAGATATCAAAATAGAATTAACAAAAAATAGAATTTCAGATTTCACAAAACTTAATCGTTGTAAAATGCAAAAGATTTTGAAAAAATTAGGATATAATAAATTATACGAACATATTCCATTTATTATTAACAAAATATCAGGTTTACCTGCTCCAAAAATAACAAGAGAAATAGAAGAAACATTTATTAAAATGTTTATGCAAATTCAAGAACCTTGGGATTTATATAAACCACCTGGAAGAAAAAATTTCTTATCTTATCCTTATATTTTATATAAATTTAGTGAATTATTAGAATTAGATGATTTACTTGTTTATTTTCCAATGCTAAAACCAACCAAATTAATGGAACAAGATCAAATATGGGCTAAATTTTGTAAACATTTAAAATGGGAATTTTATCCTACCACATAAATTTATATTTAAAGAGTATTTATATATATAAAATATATGTCAGAACAATTAGAATCATTACAAAATGTACCAAGAGGTCAACTTTATGTTTGTTTATCTTTTTTAAATAATAAAGAAGATAATACAGTTACTACAACTGGTGTCCGCGTAGGAGGAACATTTGAAACATATGAAGGTGCTTGTGCACACGCTAAATTAATTCAACAAGAAGATGATAGACATCACGTATTTGTTGGAGAAGTTGGTAAATGGTTACCATATGATCCAGATACAAGTTCAGATAAAGTTCAAGATTCTGAATATGCAAATGAACAATTAAATACATTAATGAAAGGTCATAAACAAAATATGGAAAGAGCCCGTGTTTTCCACGAAATGAGAAAAACAGAAAGTATGATCGATAACCTTAATGAAAATATGGAAAGTAAAAATAAACTTCGTGATGAAATTACTGCTAAATTAAGTAAAGCAAAAAATATGGATGAAGCAAAAACTCTTACTACTAGTTTAGAAAATATAGAAGAACAAATTAAAAATATGCAATCTAAATTAACAGATTGTAAAACTAATACCGAATCACTTCAACAAGAATTAAGTGAGTTAGGTGGTGATTCAAATAATCAAGGTGGTAATAATGTAACAGTTTAATTATTCTCTAATTTTTTCAATTATTAAACTTGGTTTATTTCCTCTTTTAGTTACCATATCATTAATATTAAATGTCTCTATTTTTTTATTCCAATTTTTATCATAATTTTTTTTATGATATTTTTTATACTTTTTAGAACCCATTGTAAATTCAGGAGTTTCTTTTGCTTTATACCAAAAAACTTTTTCAGAAATATCTGTTGAATGTACTCTATTATTAATTACCATACAACCAAAATCTGCTGTTACTTGAGAAAAAACTTGTTGAAATATATCAAAACTTGGAAACATACCAGCATAATGATCATATAATCTTTTTCTATTAGATATGAAATCTTCAGCTAATAAAAAAATGTAATCAAAATTACTTCTCATTTCCGGTGGAATACCAATTGAATACTGCATAGTTAATATAAATGATAAATGATGATGTCTTCCATTAAAAAATAATTCTAAAATTTGTTCTTCTTTTACCCAAGTTCCTTTGGATGACATACAATCATCCATAATTAAAATAACTCTATCGTCTTTTACTTTCTTTCCATTTTTTTTTCTTGCTCTATTATCGTCATTCATTTTTTGTTGTCTAGAAAATAGTCTATTTAAAATACTACTATTATAATTATCATAAATATAAACATCTGGTATAAATTCACCGTAAAATTTATTTAATTTTTCTGTTTTACTAATTGCCATAGTTGTTGGTATATCTTTTTTATGAAATAATATTTCTCTTGTCAAGTAACTCTTTCCGGAAGCTCTTTTAGCGATTAACGCGATAGTCACATTATCAGGCATTTCTTTAATGTTAAATTTTTTAATTCGTAAACGAGAAGAACCGAATTTAATATCTTTTGATGTCATTAAAATAATAAAGAAAAATATTTTCCTTATTATACTAATATTGATTTTATATTATTCGTTTTACAGGTTTTGGTCCTTTTGAATTTTGAGGAATTCTCCAATTATTACCGTATCTATTAATTAGTTTTGTTTCATAATTAAATGGTATATATAATTTATTTTCATTCCATATATATTCAATTAATTTATTATCTTTATCATAACAATTGCTCCATACAACACCATTCCATTTATCATTAAAATTACCTTCATCATCTACTGATACTATATAAAAATCAACAGACGCATATTTAGCCGTTGGCTTTGTTTTTATAATATTTCTTTTATCTTTTTTCCTAAATATTTTTTTTTTAAATAATCTAAATGAAAATTTATTATCTGATAAAAGGTTTTTTAATTGTTCACGGTGTTTACTGTCAATAATAATATCAATATCATCATCACCATTAATACACGAATTATCCCTTATAATTCCCAAAAGTGTACCGTAACTAATAAACCAATTTTGTATATTATTTTCATTTAATAATTTTAAAATAAATTCTAAAGTATAATTTAAAATATCTTGCGATACTTTTTTTCCAGCCATATATATATATATGGATAAAAATGAAATAGAATATTGGAATAATTTTTATTTAAGTAAAGGTGGAGTTAAAAATTGTTCAGATTTTTGTAATTTTGTTATTAATTATTTTAAAGATAATAAAGAAATATTAAAAGTATTAGATTGTGGTTGCGGGAATGGACGTGACAGTTATGAACTATCAAATTATTATAAAGTTTTAGGTGTTGATAGTAGTGGATTTATACCAAGTAATAAAGATAATGTTACTTTTTGTAATGATAATTTTATTACAATTGATAAAAATAATTATGATTTAATTTATTCACGTTTTACATTTCATAGTATAATGGATGAACATCAAATATTATTTTTAGATTCTATTAAAAATAATAGTTATTTAGCAATTGAAACTAGAAGTATTAAAGGTGAAAGTAATTCAGTATATCATGGTAAGAATCATTTTAGAAATTATACAGATGTAAATTATTTAAAAAAAATATTAACTGAAAAAAATTTTAAAATTTTATTTATAAAGGAAGATTTAAATATGGCAATATACAAAAATGAAAATCCTATTTGTATAAGAGTAATATGTAAAAAATTATGTTAATTATCATTTTTTTTTAAATTAATTATACATTCAATATATTTTTTATAATTCCTAAAACAAGGAACCATTCTTTTGTAATATTCTACACTATCATCTTTACTAAAATATTTTATTATTATCTTATTGGAACATTTGTCCCATTCATTTTTATATTCAAAACATTTATCCATTATAATTATATAAAATATCTCTTTAATTTATATAATTATCTTTTTAATTTTTAAGTAACCAATTTTGAGGTAAGCATATATGAGTATGTCTTTTATAGTTATAATAATCTTTTACTTTTTCAATAGTTACTTTTTTATAAATTTTACCAGTCGCTCTATCTCTATCATTAATGCTATGTATTATTTTACTTTCAATTAAACCATTTTTACTACTGTTAATAGTAAAAGCAACATGACCTTCATCTTTTGGATTATAATCTTGTAATAACAAAGTCCCTTTTGGATAAACTTTATTAAAATCTATTTTTTCTAATCTTTTTTCTGTTTTTAAATAATGAAACCAAGCACTTGTACTACCAGGCCATTTTTTAACTATTGGTTTTAATTTTTGTCCAGTTACTTTACCAGGTACTTGTAAACCCATATATCTTCTAACTAAATTTGCTAAACCCACGCAACTTAATCCTTTTTTTTTTACAACGTTTAATTCAGGTGGTTTTTCATTTTGAAACCAAAATGGTTCATAATCTTTTGTAGTATTAGGTGGTTGACTTCCACATAATTTATATGGAAAGTTTTCAAATCGTTTAGCATATCTTATTGCTTTACATACTTTTTTATCTTGTATTTCTGTTAATTTATATTTACTCATTAAATTAAATTATATTTAAAATTTAAAATTTTCAGTATAAACATCAGGTATTTTATTTTCTGAAGATATAGAACAAGAACTGTTATTTAATTGATAAGATATTATTAACATACAAGTTATAAATAAAAATTCTTTTGTTTTATTAAATAAATTTTTAAATTTATTGTCATCAGTCTCATTATTATTTGATAGTTTAAATAAATATAAAATTCCAATTGTAATAAAAACTAATGTTATAATTTGAATCATATATAAATATATTAGAAATGTTTTTCTAATATATTTATATGGATGATATTTTTAATAAACTTTTAAAATATCTAATTATGAGTTTAATTAGTTTTATGTCAATATTATTTGTACCTTCAACCACAATTAAAACATCTGAAGGATTAATGATAACATTTATTATTTCTATATTTTATGCGATATTAGATCGTGTATTACCATCTATTACTTATAAACATGAAAGTGACTCTTCTAAATCAAAATAATTTAAAAATTTAAATAATTATTAAAAAATTTTTCTCTAGATTTACTTTCATTTTTATCATTTGTATTCAAATTAGTATCTTGTTCAATAATACCATTATGATTCATATCACTATTAGAAAAAACATCTTGGTAGTCGTTATTACTTTTTTCTTTATTATAAGTTAATGATTCAGAATCAGCTAAACTTTTATTTACATTTTTTTTAATATCACTGTTAATACTTAAACTTTTAGTATCAGCAGATTTATTAATTGATTGATTTATAATTTTTTTAAGAGTGGATGAGGACTCTTTTTTATTACTATAATTTATATTACTTCCATTATTAACATTATTATTACTTTCCTTTTTTTGAAATATTTCATTTGATTCTGTTAAATTTACTTTATTATCATCAATTAATTGTAATATTTTATTATTTAAACTAGGTGTTTGATTTACAGGTGTTTTATTATCATCTACTTCATTTTTTTCTGTTTTAACATTTGAATGATTAGAGTAATTTTTTCTTGAATAAGAGTCACTATAGTTTGCATCTGAATGTCTATTTGTATGTGAATGTGTTACAGAATATTTATCAGTATCTAACTCAAGTAATAAAGGAATATTTTTCAAATCCTTAACATTCATATTAATATCAAAATTAAATTCATTTCCATAATTTGTATTATCTCCAAGATATTTCTGTAAAATAATATTCATTGGAAGTATTTTTCTTATTGCTGATTCAATAGATTCTCTAATTAATGTTAATGTATCGCGTAAATTTCTTTTAATTTCTAAACTTGAATAATCATGATATAATAAAAATGGATTATTCCATAAATTTCTGGCTACCTCTGTATAAATTAAATGAATAAAATTTAAAATATTTATTTCTTCGTAGACATTATCAGGAATTTTATTTATAGTTAAAATAGTTATATTTGCTTTAATTACTGCTCTTATTAATTCAACAATCCAAGGGGAATTTTTTCTAGTTTTAACTATTATTCTATTATATTCTTTAGTTAAAATTTTTTCATCCCACTCTGGTATTTTTCTTAATAAATTTTGAAATACTTTTAATGTTTCATTATTTGTACTATTAGACTTTGCTTGATTATATATATATTGCATACCCTCGTAAACTATAGGTGATAAAATTTCTAATAACATTTGTGTATACTCTTTTTTAAGTTCAATTAAAAGATTAAGATTCATATATAAAATAAATTAGATATTATTTTATATAAAAATTAATTTACGCTAATAGGATATAAATTTATTTTTACACCTGGAATTACATATGATGTATCATTTACTATTTCATTATATTCATCTGATGTGTCTTTTAAATTTTTTAATTCTAATTTTATTTTTCTTAAATCAAGTTCGTTTTTAGCACTTCCATAATATTTTTCTGCTTTTTCCTTTAATTTTTCAAATTCTTCTTTGGTATATTGTAATTTAAATTGATCATTAAAATTATCTAATGCATTTTTTTTATTTTTATCACAATCTTTACCTATATATTTAGCTTTTGCTTTACAGTCATTTTTACAACATTTTTTTAATTCTTGTTTATTTTTATATATATCTGTAGTAAAATGTGTATCCATAATGTTGTGATATAAATCATTTTTGTTAAAATTATGAATTTTACTTGTAAAAGATTCTTTTTTTATATCTTGATAAAAATAATATAATAAATAAATTAAAACAAAAATAAATAAATTCATCTTTATATATTAATTATTAGAAAATTATTCTGTTATAATTTTTGTTAATTCTTTTTTTTCTTTTGGTGTTAATACATTAAAATCAATTGTCTTATCAATTTTTAAACATAATTCAAAATCCTTAATATCTAGATTTTTTTTGTACGATTTTAATATATTAATTAAATCATTGACTTTATTATTTTCAAATAATGTATTAGATAATTTATTTAACATCAATATTTCATCTATGTTTTTACTGTAAATTATTTTTTGTAAATTACAAATATTTTTTTTATTAATATTTTTTAATGATGTTTTATTTAAATCTGCACTAAATTTAATATCTCTATAATTTAAATTTTTATTGCTTTTATTAATCCAAAAAGATGTATTCAAACAAGTATAAAATCCGTGAATATTTTGTAAATACCAATTTTGATCTGTATAAATACTTGTTTCAATATTATCTCCTTTTGACAAAGAATCAGAAACATTAACTAAACTTTCTAATTCTTCTTCCCACGATAAGTTTTTAGAATTTAAAATTTTTTTGTAATAATTTTCGTGAATCATTAAAGGTAATAAAACTTTTTCTGTTTCATATAATCTATAAATATCATCATAATTATGGTATTTATTTAATAATTCTAAAGATGCATCGTATAAGCCAATATCTATATTTTTTTTCACTGATGTATTTATAAAATCTATAATATTTGCGTTACTCAATATTTTATAATTATACGAATATTCTTGTAATATATTTAGTAATCTACGAATATCTTTTTGACTAAATTCAATTAATTTTTCTATAGATTCTTTATCTTCTATTTTAATCTTTTCTTTTTTACATAATTTCTTTATAAATATATTCAAATCAAATTTAGAAGGTGAGATAAATTTGATCTCCTTACAATATTTTTTCAAATCATTGAGTAGTTTACTATGATTATTATTAGAAATGAAAATAAGAGGAAACATTTTTAATTT